TGATGGTGTGTTTGGACCAGCTTCACATAGAAGACTTTTAGAATTGTTAAAAACTACTAAATGTCGTTGGTCTCTTTCTTATTATTATTTTCCTTTACTTGAAGAGTTATTACCTAAGGATAAATACGTATGGACTGAAAAAGAGGTTTTTAGAAGCTCTGCACAGGGTGGTAATAATTCAGATACAAAGAAAGAACAAGCTAAAGGTGTTGAGTTATTAATTATGAATTACGATCCTCTTACTGGAGAAAAGATTTAATAAATTATTATGGCGGTATCTGAACATTTAGACAAAATATTTCAATTAGGATTCTGGATTACTATAAATTGGAATGAAGATTTTAATATTACTTATAATGCTAATGATATTATACCATCAAGTGCTTATGCTGTTGGTATTATGAGTTGTTCTTATTATAAAAGTCAGACCGATCCTTATACATTTGAGGAAATGATTGAAGTTTGTTGTGATTTTTTCTATACTTGGTATAATAAAAATATTAAGATAATAGATGAGTTTGATAATATTTACGATCAAGATTCTTTACTTAAGTTAGAGAGTGTTTGTTTAGGTGATATCACAAAGAGTGTAGCCAGAGAGTTAAATCTTTCAGATATTCTCAATATTTTAGATAAATAAAAAAAACCTCAGAGAAATCTGAGGTTTTTTATTAGAATGGTGCTTCATCGTCGTATAGTCCTTCATCATAAAGAAATGAAAATTCTACTTGGGGTCTACTTTGTTTTTCATGTTTATCATATTGGTCAAACATTTCTACCTCAGAATCATATTGTGCTAAAATATCTTTTTTAAGTTTTTTTGCTATCTCAAATACTTTAATTAAATCCTTTAGTCTTTCTTTTCTTCTTAATTTACAAGTGATTGTAATATCCATTTTTTGATTTGTTACTTCAACGTCTTCTATTCCAGAATTTCTAAACATACTTCTTAAAAGATATAAAAGATGTTGCATATCATCTTGTGAAATATCTTCATCCTCATCATCGTATTTAGTTGAGTCATCATCATAATCATATTCTTCTTCATCTCTGAAAGAAGATTTATTCTTATCTAATTTATCATTCATCCAGGAGTTTTCATCTTTTCTGATATTGTATCCAGAAATATAATCATCCTCATCACTCCAGATGTCATCATCCCAGTGTCTTGAATCATCCTCAAATATTTGTTTGTATCTTTTAAGTTTCATTATTTTAATTCTATTTTTACAAATGTGTCTATCAGTGTAGCTTGAGTATCAATTTTGTGTTTATTACATATATTTTGTAATAAAATTAAATTATCATAAATTGAATCAATATCACTATCATCTAAATCTACTCTTATATAAACTCTATCACTTATTTCATCTCCTACAACTTTTACTGGTAATCCATAGATAGTGTCTTTAACCTCTTTAATTACATTTTTATTTCTACTAACAATATCGGCGTTTACTCCTGCTTTTCTTCTTATTGGAAGACTGTTCCAATCTACTTTAAGACTCGCTTTAGCTAATCTTTCTAAGTATGATATATTCTGTAATTCTCTACCAGTATGTTCGTTCTCATATCCAACTGATATATTTGTACATTCTGGTATATCATCCATAAAAGAAGCAGAGTCTGTATAGATACCACCAGGATCTAATGATAAACTAAGACCACTTTTGTTATATTCTTTACATAATGCTGTTCCAAACTCATTAGAACAACATTGTCTTCCTAATTGATGTGTTATAACAGATACTGTTCTTCTTCTATCAAAAGAAATACATTTTTTTACTTCTTTAAGATATGGTGTGTTGTCAAAAACACCTGCTAAAGCATTCGATCCAATACCACCTCTTTCTTCTCCTATAAAGAAATAATAAAGACCTGGTATATTATGTGACATCATATATAACATCACTGCAACTCCTGCCTTATCATCCGCTCCTAATATTGTAGAACCATCTGTGTAAATTATTTCATCTCCATTTTGTACTTTTGAGTATAAATTTGTTACTTTTTGTTCTCTATCAGCTGTATCTAAGTGTGAAGTAAACATTACTTTTGGTTGTTTATCACCAATTATCTTATAATAGTTACCAAATTGATCCTCTTCTAAAGGTGGTAAATATTTCAACACCTCTTTTTCGTGTCTACAATCAGAGAAGTGTGGATATGTTTTTTGTGTTAATGATAAAAATGTTGATCTTACGTCTTTTGGATCATACACATATTCCTTTTTCTCAATTTTCGTAACTGATGCTGCCATTGGTGATTGGCCCTTAGATAGTGAGGTATAATCATTTGAGAATTCAGAGATATCTTCCTGTGTAAATAAAGTCTTAAAGTAGTATCTTATGAATTGTCCTATTTTCATAGGAGTTTTTTTACCACCAACCGTTGTTACATCGAAGTGATAGTCTTTAGATGATACATCTACGTCAGTTATTTTTAGTCCATTAAAGTACTTTGATTTAGGTTCACTCATATAAAGTATCTCAAATGCTATATATGAATCGTTATCTTCTAATTCTTTAAGTAATTTAAGTAATTTTTCTGAAAACTTTATTCTTGGTAATTGATCACTCATCTCTTTCTTAGTTTTTATTATAAGGTATATATTAAAATTAAATAGTAATTTCTTCGGAATTATTATAATCTACCTTAACTTGACCATCATTCATATTTGGTTCTTTCTTTACAAATTTAGTTTGACAATAAACTACTGTAACATTATCAATTTTGTTAGCTTTGGAATTTCTTTTAGCTAGTTCTGCTGCGAATCTAATTACTTCTGGTGTAGGTAAGTTCTCTCTCACTCTAATAACAACATGACTACCAGGAGAACCTTTTACATGCATCCAAATATCTTCTTTATCTGCTGTATTAAATGTAAGATAGTCATTGGATTTTGCGTCTTTGCCGATAAAAATTGTATATCCAAAGAATTCTTTTTTCTGAATATTTGGAAATTTATCCTTTTTTGATTCGTTGTAAGATTTGTAGTTCTTTATCATAGATTATATATTAAATTTCTGAGCAAAAAAAAAGACTCGTTTCCGAGTCTTTTTTTTTATTAAGATACTTATCTTAGTTAAGTAATCCACTAGCGTCAGTAACTTTAATAGTCATGAACTGCTTTTGTGGGAACCAACCAACTTCAGCAACTGCGTATCTTGAACGTAACAACATTCTTGGTGCGAATGTAGCTTCAGAGATAACTGAGATTGACTGAGCCATTAAGTAAGGTACGAAAATGATACCTGGTTGGTCAGGGTTGTTCTTTCTACCAAGAACGATTCTGTTATCGTTATATCTCATATATGGGTCAACGTAGATAGAGATATCTCCGATTGAACCTACTGGATATAATTGACCAGATGCATTCATTTTAGATTTAGTTGGGTTGATAGTGTACCCAGCGATGTCTTGAAGAGCTGCAGCAAGACCCCCGTTTGTAATAAGGTATTGAGCAGGACCAACACGACCTTCTGTTGCGATGTAGTTCGAAGCGTGAGCAATCTTAGTGATTAATTTACGTTGAACTGCGTGAGTTGTTTCACCACCGATTGAAGAGATACTTACATATGCTGTGTTTAAGTCAAAGATAGTTTGACCAGAAATTGGACTACCACCTGTGTAAAGTGGAGCAGAAGTTCTGTTAAGATCACCCATCTCAAAAATCTTAGCAACGATTTGCTTAGAGATTGTTTGAGAAAGTTCGTTAACAAGAATACTTTCCATTTTTTGTACGATATCCATACCTGTGTTAGCTTTGATATCTTCGATTTCAGTTCTTCTAAGAGCTGAAGATACTTCGATAGTACCAACTGCAACTGTTTTAGAAGAAATTTTCGGTCCGATAACACCAGCGTATGATTTATCGTCAGCATCTCTATCCATTGGATAGTTACCGTTAAATCCAGAACCACCTTGTGTCCAGTTTGCAGAGAAACCAGGGATGTGGTCTTCAAGAGCTGATACTAATTCAACTGTTGGAGTACCTAAACTTACGTTAGCGATTGAGTCTAACTGAGAAGCCATTGATACTACTGAACTAAATGTGTTTCTTGTTTGATCAAATGACCATAGTGTAGAACCACTTGTAACAGCTGTGTGAGCTGTGTTAGCTTGTCTGTAAGCTCTAAAGATTGGATAACCATCGATACGAGAGAATCCTAAGAATTCTACGATACCTTCCTTAGAAGCTGTAGCGTTGATAGCTGTAGCAGCAGTAGCACCTAACTCAACTGTACCAGTTGCGTTGATAGAGTAGTAGAATGGTCCGTTTTGTAAACCACCTGTTGATTGAATAACGTTAGTACCAACACCTGTTAAGATAGCTGTGTTTAACGCTGATTGAGTAGAACCCGCGTTTACTTTGAAGACTTGTGGTCTTTCGTCAGAATTACCTAAATGAGTATCGTCGTAACGAAAATCTACATAAAGTAAATCGATTTTTGGACCTGGAGTTGGTTTAACTGCTACTAAGTCTAAACCGATTGTTTGAGCAGCGATTTTCATTGCTACTGGTAAAAGGTTTTGACCAACATCACCTGAACCCAAGAATGAGTTAGGTGTATTCCAGCTAGAAGCTAGTGTGTTACCAGCTAATGCTGCAGGTTGTGCTGCGATTACTCCGCCCATACCTGATACGTTAGAAGCGTTAACGTAAGCGTTTTCGTTGATTGAGTGGAACTCAGCGTATTCCGCCATCCATTCTACTCTTTCACCTGTAACACCCATGTTCTCTAATACTGGAGACCACTTCTTAACTGCTTTAGATTTGTCTATTCTAATGTGTGACATAGTTAATTTTATTTTTTTTTGTTATCTATATATAACCCTTTATTTCATTGACTTTTACATCAGTGGATTTTTTATAGATTAAATTGTTCTGAATCTTTCTAAGATTGCTTGAGCTTCTTTATCAGAAAGTTTATCTTCTTGGATAATGCTTTCGTGAGAAACTAACTTCTTAGTAACTGATTCATTTTTTTTCAGATTTCTTGTTGACCAAAAATGTTCAACTTGAGACTCTGTCATTAAGACCTCTTCTGGGTAAAGTCTTGCTTGTGACAAGATTGACTTTTTACCAGAGTCAGTTAATTGTTCCCAGATCGGCTTAACGTTTTCAGGCATCAATCTGATTACTCTTTCTTCAAGAGATTCATTCTTTGTGGAAAGTGCTTCTGCGATTAATGTAAGAACTTCTTTCTGTGTAAAATAACTTCTTTCGTTTATGTGAAGTTTAACAGATTCTTGTTCCTCATCGGATAGTGCATAAAAGCTGTCAACTTGAGACTTGTTTAAGAATTTTAAGAAATTCAAGTCAGTTGTTTCAGAAACTTTACGTTTTTTAGCTTCTTCTATAAGTTTATTGATTGATTCAGATAATTCAGAATCTTCGTGTCCGTGGATTTCGTGAGATTCTTCATTATCATCATTATCGTCATTGTTGTTATCATCTTCGTGTGCGTGAACATGAGATGGATTTACTTCTGAGATACCTTTGTAGTTATCATCATCATGATTATCATCATTATCATCATCATGTGATTGATTCCATGCGTTGTCATCGTTATCATCCTCGTCTTCAACGTTGTCAAATCCTGCTGCTGATAAAGATGGGAAAGCATCTTCTGCTGATTCATTAATTTTACCACTATTTAATTTCTCAACAATCATTCCTTGATAGTTAATTGATTTGTCAAGATTCTCAGCTAAGTACTCAGAGTAAGCGATATTATCATCTAAATGTTCAGCGATGTATTCAGCGTAAGCGATGTTACCTTCAACATGTTCAGCTAAATATTCAGAATAAGCAATTGAGTTATCAACGTGCTCAGCGATGTATTCAGCGTAAGCGATGTTTTTGTCTAAGTTTTCAGCGATGTATTCAGAGTAAGCAATGTTTTTGTCTAAGTTTTCAGCGATGTACTCAGAGTAAGCAATGTTTTTGTCTAAGTTTTCAGCTAAATACTCAGAGTAAGAAATATTTTTATCTAAGTTTTCAGCGATATATTCAGAATAAGAAATGTTTCTATCTAAATTTTCAGCTAAGTACTCAGAATATTCAATGTTTTTATCTAAATTTTCAGCTACGTATTCAGTATAGTTGATTGCTTTTTCAAGATTCTCAGCTAAATAATCATTGTGTTTGATTAATTTGTCAGTAGTTGTTCTAAGATTTTTGTTTTCGTTTACTATTATTTGAACTTTCTCAGCTAAATAGTCAAGATATTTAACAACTTGAGAGTTTGTGCTGTTAAGTTCTTCATAGTATTCAAGTAGTTGTTCTAATTTCTTAGGATTCATGTTACCCTTAGAAATTGCAGATTTGACTTCTTTCTTAGTAGAAGCGATCTCGTTCACTAAATACTTAGAATAATCAGTCAACTGTTTTTTCGTAACAAAGTCGTTATTGTTCATGTTGAATAATTGATTTATTTTTGACTCATCGGACATTTCATATATCCTAAAGTTAGATTGTGGATTGTAACCTAAAGATTCATTTAATACCTTAACACTCATTTTAGCCGATGCGAAACCTGGGTCAGCAACGATGTCGTAAGTGAATAATTTTTTAAGTGAAACAGAGCCATCTGATTCAGTAATACCTGCCGCTCTTGAAGAAACGAAAACAGGACAACCATCATCGACTAAGGCTTTAGCTTCTTTACCCCAATAGGTACTAAGAAGTTGAATTTCACCAGATACTAAATTTTGTTCTTTGATATACTCGGCTTTTTTAATAACGTGAGAAGCTCTTGCCAAAGATGTGTCGAAAACATCTGGGTGGTCAAACTCACCGTAAACAGCACCTAAGCTGCTCATTCTTTCGTTTAACTCGTTTAGTGCTGGTAGAAATTTATCAGCTGTATAAATACGTTCATTACGGTTTTTAACACCAAATTCGGTGAATGTACCACCTAATACGTACTTATTTTTAGTTGATGAATTTTCTCTTATTAGCGAACTTGTTGAGTTTTCTACAATTAAGACAGGTTTCATTTAAAATAATTATTTTTTAAAGTTCAGAGTATATATAATCGTTAAAAATCCACCTTTTTTCATAGGTGGATTTTTTATAGAAAAGATAATTTCTTTTATATAAAAGGTTAATTTTTGTATAGGAGGAAGAGAATACTTTTTAATAAATACCTTAAAATTTTGTGGTTTTTTATGATCCTAACAAGAGAGATAAATATTAAAGTAACTGAGTCTAATTATCAATACTATGAAGACTTAGGTTATGATGTTGCAATAGGTGAGTTTCTTACTATACCAATTGAGTTAATATCTAAAGGTTCACATCATAAGATAACTTGTAAGTGTGACTCTTGTGGTATCGAGAAAGATGTTATTTATAAAAATTATATTAAATATGATAATAAGTGGGGTGATTATAGCTGCAGAAAATGTTCAGAAGTAAAAAGAAAAGAAACACTCCGTAAAAACTTTGGTGTTGATTATCCTATTCAAAATAAAAAAGTAATGAATAAGATGAAAAAGACTCTATTAAATAAATATGGAGTTGATAATATATCAAAGAAAACTAAACAAACTGATAATTCCTAATAAGAATTATGTATGATTCAATTTATAGAAGGAGAATTCTATACTGGACAGATAGAATTCTCAAACAATGGAAATGCATCCATTAATATTAACGGCAAAGAAATATTCATTCATAGAAAAAATACTTCAACCTCTTTACATTTAGATACTGTAAGAATTCAATTATTCAAAGGTGAAAGAAAAATAGAAGGTAAAGTAGTAGAAGTTTTAACAAGATTCAAAAAAGAATATGTTGGTCGTGTCCAAAAAGGAAAAAAATCCACATTCGTAGTTCCCGATAGTATTAAAATACCAGTTGATTTTTATATCAAAGGTGGTCTAATCGCTGAAGATGGTCAAAAAGTAATTGTTGAGTTAACAAAGTGGGAAGATACTAAATCACCACAAGGTAAAATCACAAAAGTATTAGGTAACTCTGGTGATAATAACACCGAAATGAATTCAATTATGTTTGAGTATGGTTTGCCTGTGGATTTTCCACAAGAAGTAATCAATGAGTCAGAGTTAATATCTGAAGTTATTTTTGACAAAGAAATTTCTAATAGACGTGATATAAGAGATATTACTACATTTACAATTGATCCAGTTGATGCTCGTGACTTTGATGATGCTTTATCTGTCAATATTCTATCAGAAAATAAATTTGAGATAGGTGTTCATATAGCCGATGTAGGTCATTATGTTAAACCAGGAACTAAGTTAGATGATGAGGCTTTTAAGAGAGCGACATCTGTTTATTTAGTAGACAGATGTGTTCCTATGTTACCTGAAAGATTGAGTAATGGTATATGTTCATTGAAACCAAATGAAGATAGATTAGCATTCTCTGTTATCTTCACAATTAATAATGAAGGTAAGATTTTAGATACGTGGTATGGTAAAACTGTAATTCACTCTGATAGAAGATACTCTTACGAAGAAGCTCAAGAGATAATTGAAGGAGTTGATGGTGATTATTCAACTGAAGTAAGACTACTTAATACATTAGCTCAGAAAATTCGTAAGAAAAGAATCACTGATGGATCTATTGAAATGGGTGGTATTGAAGTAAGGTTTAAGTTAGCTGAAGATAATAAAAAACCAATCGGAGTTTATTTCAAGTATCAAAAAGAATCAAATAAACTTATTGAAGAGTTTATGTTATTGGCAAATAAATCAGTAGCTAAACTTCTTTCTGATTCTCAGTGGTTTAATGTGTATAGAGTACATGATACTCCTAATATGGAAAAACTTCAACAATTAGTAAATGTTTGTAATAATTTTGGACATGATGTTAAGATTGAAGGTGAAGGTGATGAGTTAAAGAAATCTATTAATCAGTTATTAAAAGATATTAAAGGTTCTCCTGAAGAGAATATGATAGAAACATTAGTAACTCGTTGTATGTCTAAAGCGACATACACTATTAAGAACATTGGCCACTATGGTTTAGGATTTACTCACTATTCTCACTTTACTTCTCCGATAAGAAGATATCCGGATTTAATTACACATAGAATATTGTTTGATTTTCTCAACAAAGCTAAGCAAGGTAATCCCGGTAAAATTGAAGAACAATCAAAATGGTGTTCAACAAGAGAATTAGTAGCAGCAAAGGCTCAAAGAGATTCTATAAAGTATAAGCAAGCTGAGTACCTACAAGATAAGTTAGGTAGTGTGTTTGATGGATTGATATCCGGTGTAACTGAGTGGGGTATTTATGTTGAACTTATTGAAAGTAAATGTGAAGGTCTTATTAGATTTCAAGATATGGGTAAGATAAAGGTTGATGTCGAGCACTATACTGTTACTGATCAATTAGGTAATAAGATTAGATTGGGTGACCAAATCAAAGTTGTGGTAAAAGGTGTGGATTTAGAGAAAAAACAAGTCGATTTTAGTTTATTCTAATGAAAGTTGAATTTAATGTAGAGTTAAGTAGTAATAAAATAAGTGATTATGAAAACTTATTGTCAAGATTTTCAAATTGGAAAAAATACAAAAGAGAAATAAATCTAAGTCAGTTATTAGATTCGGGTAAGAAAATTGAATTTGAAGTTGATATTCCTAATTCACAAAGTGTTTTCTATGTGAATATATCAACTGATACTTGGACGACTATGGACGCGAGTGGTGCTTGTGCCGTCATAAATAAAATGACATTTATAATATTGGAAAATATTGTCATTGAGTTAAAACTTTCTTTAAATGTTTTAACGACAACATTTGGTAATATACTAAGAAACTTACTTGATAGCAATATAGATTTAAAACTTTATCAAAATACTCATATAGAAGGACAAGTGATTGATTTTTATTTTGAATTACCAAAACAAGCCGCATGAAATTTGTAAATGTTATAACTCAATCTACTCAATCTGAAATAGATGAAATACTTTATTCTATGTCTTTAGATGATGCTAAACAAATAGAAAAGATATACTCTATGTTTGATTTTGTGGAGTATACCTCAAAAAATGGATTTGAGTGTATGTTTTGTATTGTAGATGAAAATGATTTATTGGCGTTATCAAAAAGTTATAATAAGTTCGATATAAAACACGATTTTTTTGATTTAACCAAAAATGTCTTTTATGATAATAAGTTTCCAATAAACTTTAAGAATCAATATGGTCTCACTGTCAAATCAAAAGTTTCTAAACTTATTGAAAAATTTAAAATTGAATTTACTACATCTGATATTATTTTAGATAAAATATTAGAAAAGGGTATTGACAGTCTTACTGATTTTGATAAGTCAGTTTTGGAGTCTGTTTAGAACTCAAACTCTCCACCTCCACCTTCACCTCCTTCAGCTGGAGCTTCTCCACCACCCTCAGCCGGTGCTGCTTGAGCTTCTCCACCACCCTCAGCCGGTGCTGCTTGAGCTTCACCACCTTCCATCGGTACATCTCCACCACCTTCAGCTGGTGCTCCCTCAGCTCCTCCTGCAGCTGCTGCCGCTGCGGCTGCCGCAGTTGCATCTTTAGCCCAGTATTTTTGATTTTCAGCTTTTTCTTCTGGTGTTAACTTGAACACTCTATCCATAATCCATTCAATATGGAAGTAAGGTTTTTCACCATTCATTACACCAAGTAATGTACCAACTATTTCGGATTTTTTAGTTAAGTTGTTTAGTTTTTTCCACTCCTCAAATACTTGATTTGTATAAAATTCAATATCTATTTGATTTATTAGAATCTCATCATCTTTTAACTCCGGAAACTCAATCATTAATTGAAGTCTTATTGGTTTAACAACAATTTCCTTAAAGTTAGCTCTAAGTCTACTTATGAAATTATGAAATTTAATCTCATCTCTGGTCATTTCAGCAGCGTCTGTAATTAAATTACCACCACCACTATCACCTTCAAAACGAGTTAAAGGAATTTTAGATGCTCTTTTTAGTGCTTTATAGAACCAAGATAACATAGTCTCATCATTCAAGTCATGTCCTGTTGGTGATACTAGTTCCATATTAGGTGTACCGGCATCTCCCTCAGGAAACCAAATTTGTTTGTTATAAGGTAAGTGTTTTGCTCCATTTATAGTCAATGTACCTAAAGTATCATCCCATTCAACCTCTTCAGAATAATCATGAATTAATTGACCAATTTGTTCTTCAGCTCTTTGTCTTGATAGACCTTTAATCGGAATAGTAAATTTCTGATAAATTGTTGCGTTTATGATGTTAAACATAATTCTTGTTTGTTCAAGAATTTTTAATTGATTGTATGGTTTAATAAGACCTTCAACATAAGATGTTTCAGAATAATCGTTTTGTGTTGAGTATGAAATATAAATAATCTGTGAGTCTAAGAATATTCTTCTTAATTGAGGATCTTCTGGAAATTGAATCCATAAGTGACCAATTGCTGGTTCGTAAGCTGGAACTAATGTTTCTGGTCTTAATCTGTTAAATCCAATAACATTTTTCTTTTTATCATCATAGATAATCTCAATAGCTAAATATCCGTCAATAAGAAAGTCTCTCATCATTGACCAGGCTGTGATGTTATCCGAGAATCCAAACTTATTGTATATTCTCTCAAAGAATTCTTGATATTTATCTTTTATTTCTTGTGAATAATCGGTAGAAAGTGCTTTTGGTGCACAAAAATCTCTATCATCATTATAAACAATAGCTTCATCAGTTATTGTTGAAATAAAGTCTCTAATTTCATCTTTGATTGAGTATTCTCTAAGTATTCTTCTTTTATCAGCATAAGCTTTATCTAAGTAAGGAATAGACTTTCTATTAAGTACAGATGATACGGCTCTTTGTGAAAAGAAGTCATACATACTATTTCCTTTTGATGAATAAGGATCTTCATTGATACCAATACCTACTTGATTTCTGATGATCATATCATCATAATTCATTCCATAGTTTGATAGAGATCTAAGAATTCTACTGAATAAGCCTCTATTTTCAATGGCGGAATTCATAGTCATTCCACTTTGATTCATTCCATTTTCGTTATAGGTAGCCATTCTTTATAAGATATTAAATTTAATGTTATATATTAAATTTTTTTCCTCTCTTCAAATCAACGCCCGTATTTGATTTGACTGTTTCTAATCCTTTTTACGTGATTATAAAGAGCGTCATATTTGTCGTTTAACTCTTTGTTAATATCATACCACTCACTTATATTACTTAGCATTAATTCTTGATGTCTTTCTTCTTTACTAGATATTTTTGATTCCCAAATTGTTAAAAGTTTTTTTGGATCATATTTATTTTTTGGATGTTGAGAGAAAAAGAAACGAGGTAGTATTTCTAAACTGATTCTGTGTACTAATACTAACTGTATTGAGTTAAACTCCATAAGAGCATACTCAAACCCTAGTTTTTTCAACTCCTCATACATACCATTGTAGTCTACTTTAAGTGCTCTATCCTTTGTGAAATCTTCTTCGGTTATAAACTTGTCAAAAAGAGCAACTCTTAATTCCAAAGGTATAAAGTTAAAGTTCACACAAAAAAGAATAATTTTGTTAGAGAATTTTTTGTAAGAAGCTACAAATACCGGTGCCCACTTCATCCAGTTGGAGTCATCTTTGTAATGAAAAAAATAAAAACTACCGGGTTTTACGTTTTTTATTGGAATATTTTTTACCAAATCATCAGTTTGTTGGTATTTTTCATAAAGAAAAATGGAATTATTCTTAAAGTTATCTGGTATTCCATTTCCGTGTACTAATAAACTTAATCTAGTTCTTTCAGCTAACTCGCCCATAGTAAAGAGTTTTCTTTTATATATAAAAATAAAAGCTATGCTTAATTCTAAGCCTAATAACTCAAATTATAATCAAGGTAATTACATTCCTAAGTTTAAGGATAAGGTAATTAAATTAAACACACATGGTGGTGTTTACTTTAGAAGTTCTTGGGAAAAGAAGATAATGACTTGGTTAGATCACAATCAAAAGATTATAAAATGGGGTGCTGAGTGTATGAGAATACCTTATCAGATGACACATTTTGATAATGGTGACGCTAAAATAAAAGAACATTGTTATTATCCTGACTTTTACTATGAGATGAGATTGGATGATGGTACATTAAAACAAGTAGTGGTTGAAGTTAAACCAATGAAAGAATATAAAATGGTTCAGGACTTAAATGAAGGTCGTTTAACTGTTCCTGATAAGAGTCTTAAAAAGTTAAAAAACTTTGAGTATGACTTAAAAATGGCTTATAAGAATAAACAGAAGTGGGAAACTATGATTTCTTGGTGTAATAAAAAGGGATATGAATTTATTATTATTACAGAATTACATCTGAAGAAATTTAATGTGTGACAATTATAAAAATTGAACATATTATTATAATAATAGGAGTGAGTCTCGCTATCAATCTACTTAAATTTGGTAATATAAAGTTTAGAATCCATCTACCTACTATAAGAGTAAGAATTAAAATACTGTAGTATTTTAATTCGGAAAATAAAGATATTCCCAACCATAAATAAAATATTAGTTGTGTTAAAAAATATAAATAATCTATTTTAAGATTTTTTTCTCTTTCTAAAACTGGTTTATCCAATCTTTTATAATTGAAAAGATAATATAAATTAGATAAGATAAATAAAATTGGACAATATAGAATTATACTACTCAACATTTTTAATATCATTTAATGCAACTAAGTTATTGAATTCATATTCTTCTAACTTTATAGACTTTTTTTCACTTAGTATGTTGTATAAACTATCAGAAATTAAAGCTTCTGAAAACTCACCAACTGTTCTTATATAAGAATCTGGAACATCATTGGTTCTATTTTTATAAACTAAATTAGTAAATATTTTTAAATCATCTGTTTTTAGATGGAGTGAAGCTCCATCTGGTTGAATTTCATTTTTGGAAGATTCTTCCCAAATTTGTAAAAAGACTTTATTCATACATGTAATTTGATTATTTTATCATGAATTTAAACAAAGTTTAGTTT